CTAGATGTTGAGAGCCGTAAGCGGATTAAACCTCACCGCATCACTCAAATGGTTTGGTGAAAAGTGGGCGTAAATCATCGTGTGGTCGATATGCTGATGGCCTAGGATTTCCTTCAATACAAGAATGTTGCCGCCATTCGTCATGAAGTGACTCGCGAAGGTATGACGTAAAACGTGAGTCGCTTGACCTTCTGGTAAGTGGGGAAGAGCTTTAGTTAACCATTTGTACGCCACGCCGTAACCGCAAGTGAAAAGTCGGTCATTCGTTGGTTTATAGATTTGGTTATACAACTCTTCGGAAATCGGTACCGTTCTGTTCCGTTTGCCTTTGGTATTGTTGTAGGTAATGCGGTATTTCGTCAGGTTAGAACCCTTCAGATAAATTGCTTCCCTGATACGTGCCCCAGTCGCCAGGCAAACTTTATATATCTTCGTCAGCTCATCACCAATCGGGCTTTGTTGAGCCACTTCAAACAAGTGACGAATCTCTTGTTCGGTCAGGAACGCGAGTTCAGATTCCGGCTTTTTGATCGCTTCAATCCCATCAACCGGGTTAGGCAATTTCCACTCTCCAAGCTTTATTAACTTATTGAACAACGCCTTTAGCAATCCAAAATCCACATTATTCGAAGCGATGGAAAGTTCTTTGTGTTGCTGGCCTCGACCTTTGTTGAAACGACTAGAGCGATAAGTAGCGAGCTGCTTTGAATTAAGATGTGAAGCAATCGGGTTGTTTAAATCTAAAACTATGTTTTCGAGACGTAGGCGAGTGTGGTCACCGGACTTGAGATTCTTACCATGCAGCTTAAACCACAATTCGACCAACTCAGACAAACGGCGGTGATCCGGTTTGTCACCAAGCCATGGCTTGTCGTTAACTTCGCGCATGGTGAACTGTTCAAAGGTAACTGCTTCACCCTTAGTGGCAAAGCGTTTGCGAATGCGCTTACCCGCTCGGCCCTGTGGGTAGCATTCACAAAGCCAAGGTTTTTTGCTTCCGTCTTTGACGTTTCTCACACTCATAGAGAAGCTATCGTTTAAGTCCAGACAAGGTGATTTTCATTTTTGAACATAACTGAATGACTTTTGACACCTTTTTTAGGTCCTGTTGTCTTTGTAAAGACCCGAAGTCATCGCTTGTCGCTGTTACGTACAGAACAAGGATAAATTCAGAAATTTCATCCTCAATTTCTTTTTTTAAAGACCTTGAAGAAAAACTGAAGAACCTATCAGGGATTTGTTTTACTAGGCGATCTTTGTAATGTTCCAACATCGCAATATCATGGGTCATTCGGATTTCTTGGATGTTGTTTTTTACTTTGTGGCGTTTGTTGTAAGGGTGTAACCAATACTCAGTAATGATGCGTTCGAGTGAGACAATAACGGTTTCTAGTTCAACAATGGCAGAAACCATTCGTTTCTCTCTATTTACGATCTTCCAATACACTAAGTTGAAGATGAAAGCAGCAATAACGGAAGACAGTGCACCAACGAGTGCAAGAATAAATGATCCTTCAGGAAGTGAACCAATATTGTCACTAATTTGACTAAGATGAGATGAGATAGTCTCAATCCACTGCGACTGGCTATAATTGCTAATTTCTACCGCAGAACAAGAATCCACCTCTATGGTTGGAGGTGGACACATTGGTAAGTTTACTTCAACTATTGGTACTCTGGGCTCGTGTGGAGTCATTAAACAATCTTATACCTAATCTCGGGTCTAAATGGTTCTAGCTTAAGGACATCCGCTGGAAGTTCACATGACTCAACTTCTCTGGGAGAAGATTTTTTTGATTGCTCATATTTTTCGTGCTGATATTTAGATTCATCGATAAAAGAGCGAACACGAGTAGCATAGAATTGAAACATAGGATTAGAAAATGCAAGCTTGAATCTAGGTTGCAATTCACTGGCTTTGATGTAGCCGTACTTGACTAGGCCTGCAAAGCTTTCGGTTAAAAAAGACGAACCGTATCCTTCCACATCGTCATCAAGAATAAACACGATTGGAGTGTTAGTATAATGTGTGACGAGTAAAGGTTTTAAGACTCTTTCTCGAAATACTTCGGCACTTCGTTCACGTGTATCTGTGAAATACCGACTTGCAGGTTCATCATTAAACTGTTTGCCAATATTATACATTTTCATTTATTACCCTTTATAAAGTAACGCGCCATACAATGAGAGTTCCTTGCATTTGTAATGCAAGCCCTGACGTGGTTTTTTTCTCTTTTTGGTCTTCTACGGTAAGTCGGTAAAACCCATGACTGCTATATATACTTAACTCGCCATTCCCTCTTTTCCGGATAAACTCCAATAAATCGGGTAAACCATTTCCTCTGTCAGGTTCTCCTGTACTTGTTCTTCCTACCTCAATAGCAGCTTCTAAAAGCGTCTTTTCTAGTTGTACTGTGCTTTTAGTTACCACTTCTGCTATGAATTGATCAACTCTTTCTTTCAGTTTAGATGTTTGTAGTGTGTTTGGTATTCCAACCCCTTGATCGAAAAAAGCAACTTTAAGTTCTTTAGATTTTACATCGTAAGAACCAGTCAGATACCAACATTTCTCCTTTGGTCTGTGTTCGCAGTCACTTGGATATGCATGGTGACCAACGTTTGTAATCGCCTCTTCTAACCCACTATGAAGAAATGTCCATGTATCGATATCACTACCGATAAGACTATGGAGTTTCTCCTTAAGTGTTTTAGTTACACCTTTAGGGTTGCAACTTTCCTTTTGATATTTGACTAATCTTTTGTCAGAAGCGTGTTGGTTTACAGCAGGCTTTTTGTCAGGTTTATTTTCGAAAAGCTCAAAAAAACCGAGGTCATGAAACTGACTGTAAACAGCATCATCCCACTTTTTAATGGAAGGGCGCAATTTGTTCCGGATAGTATCTTCCCAGTTGGATATTTCAGCCGTTAAAGCCAGAGCCGCTTCTGTTGAAATGCTCTTTAGCGAATCAAAGTTAACACTTGCTAAATTGTATGCACCTCTAGGTAAAACTCTACCACCGTTTTTGTTTATTAACGATACGAGTTGGCCTATTGCATTGATGTGTAAAACCGTTGAATAGTAGTGTTGCTCAAAGTCCATAACCTCAGGAAGATAAATTACGACACCATTCTTCCTGTTGTTTTGGTGTTGAGCTCTTAACAACCCACTGTTGGTGGCTTTGTCGATAAACTCATTTACGGGTTTGTACTCAGCTTTTGTTATTTTATTGGCTGGGCTTCCTTTATACGGTTTTCTAACTTTCTTCGGTTGTGTTCGGTGTTTAAAACTTCTATCTACATCAATAAGGCGCTGTTTATAAGTTATTGTTTTCAATTTTTTTATGCCTTTATTTTCCTAGCCGTTTTTCTATCAGTAACTACTTCCAATTAAAATGTTGATTAGTTGGCTATACCAACCAAAGTGTCATAAAAATCACCTTCCACTGTTAGGGTCTTACCACCAAGTGCAAGCTGTTTGTCGAAGTCTTTCGATGAAACAAGAACAAGGTTATAGCTAAGCGTTAGCTTTTTAGCTTCTTTATCGTTTTCGATGACTTCTACATCAAAACGAGTCTTGTGCTTATTTGAGATAACGAAATATTGACCATCCATGTTTGCAGTGGCCTCAAGGTCTAAGTTATCTCTCATGTTGTTGGTCAGCTGATTACCATTTAAAAGCGCTGATAGAGATTTGGTGTTGAAAGTGTATTGGATGCAGCTTTGCTCGTCGCTAGTGCAGTTATAGATGGTGGCTGCTGGTTGATTGTTTTTAGTGAAACCATCACCAACTAATATCACTTTCATATCGTCTTGCGCGTAACTGAATGCAGCACACAGCCCAAGAACTAAGCCAATTACATATTTCATTATCTTTCCCTAGCCAATTTTTATTATTTAAGTTTTGTTTCTAACACTACCTTACCGATTACCTCGATATCACCTTCCTGAACTTCAATCGTTTGTCCGTCGAAAGCGATGGCGAGTTTACCGGGTAGGCGTTGAACCTGGTTGATTGAGTATCGGCCGTCGATGCCAATGAGGTAATTACCATTCATTGCGTCGTTCTCTTTCTTATCGACCAATACCACACTTTGGTTGGTTTCAATTTCAATGAGATCGGCATTCTCTAAACCAAAGCCATTAATACGGCGAACCGGATACGGTACTTCGCCAGTATCTAGAAGTTTTCCATTCGTCAGGCAAAAGCTTTTGATGATTATCGTGCCGTGCTGAGGGTTTTGTTCCGCAGGTGTATTAAGAATATATGACATACGCGGCTCGTTAGCAGTGTGCGCAGATCGTTTGCGGTCTTCTGGCTTCAACGCCATTTCTTCAATAGGTACGCCCATTGCTAAATGTAGTCTAACCATCAGCTCGTGTGATGTTCTTTCATGCGTATTCCATGCGCTAAATGTAGCCTTTGGTACATCAAAGCGTTCAGACATCTCTAAAAGTGTTTTACATCCTGTTACTTCTTTTAGTTTGTCTGTAAAAGCCTCACCTTTCAGGTAATCGAATGGTGGAATCTTGTCCATATTTGTAGACCTAAACCATGTTTTTATTTTAAATCCACTTTTATGTCTTTACATAAACACCAAAGTGGATCTAAGATTGTCTCATCTCATGATTAGTACGAATAATCGTGAGTACAGTGAAATGTTATTAAATCAACTAAGTAGGATACCACCATGCTGTCATACAACCCAGTGTTACCCGTGCCATTTGTGACGTTTGAAGAATATTCACGCATCACTGGTCTTAAGCTTGAAACGATTCGAGATTACGTCCGTAAAGGCCGCATCATCATCCAGGAAAAAAGAGCCCCAAAAGAAAAGCCGCTAGTAAATCTCATTGCAATGAATGAGATAGCCGCTCGCGAAGCGCTTGCAAAACTAGGATAAGCCATGCGTTTTTCCTCCCTGATTCCAACCAAAACTTACTGCCCGCTTTGGCTTCATTTATTCGCCTGGGCAGTCATTTGCATTCCAACGTTGCTATAAGGATTGTCAAACATGGACGCAAACATCGCCATGTGCAGATTACGTGAGGCCAAACAAAACGCGTTTGACGAGGCGTGCTGCGCATTTGCAACCAATCACAACATGGCAGGATTAGCCAGAAAGATGGATATGGGCGAAACCATCCTGCGCAACAAGCTCAACCCAGAGCAGCCGCACAAGCTTTACGCCATTGAGTTAGCCTGGTTGTGTTACCACTCTGGCGACTACTCAATCCATAACGTTCTTTATAGCAATTTGGGTACCGTGACCGTGGCACTGCCACAGGAATCAGAACAGAAAAACTTCATCGAGCGCACGTTACTCAACAACGCGCTAAGCGGCGAGCTTTCTGGCGATGCAATGCAAATGTGCACCGCAGAGCGCCTGCCGCGTTCAACCAAAAACAAGACCTTAGCCAAAGCGCATGCCGCACTCGGCAACCTTGTTTTGATGATTTCCGATTTAGAGAACCGTACCACTGGCTTACAACCACTCATGCAAATGGGCACAGATTTCCTAGCCAACGGTGCGCCACTTCCGGGTTTAGCCTAAGGAGCAATAATGAGTCAGTTAGCTATTCAACAAGAACAATTACAACAAGCACCCACCGCCAGCGAGAGCATTGCTGCATGCAAAGCGCTTTTCAATGGTTCCGCTACACGCGGCAAGTTAAGAAAGATGTTCAACGAGCTGCCAGACAAAAGCCGCGGTTTGGTTCTTATCGCTGGCGGTATGTCCCCAAAAGATTACCAACGCGAGTTTGAGTCGTTCGACGATTTAGAACTGCAAAAAATCCGTTCAGGAATGCAGTACCTAAAAGAAATGATCGTGGGCTTTGACAACACGCTCGGCGATGTTCGTCGTCTCAAGCACTACCAATTCAGTAACACCCATTAATCACCAAGCCAGCCTTGCCCCCGCTGTATCCATGGGGGCCTTTTTTCGTCTAAGCGTAGGAGCATAGAGATGAATACCAATCAAAAGTTAACCGAAGCAAGAAACCTCATAGACCAAGTTATCAGCCGTAATGTCGGCACGATAGGGCATGAGGATTTGCCAGCAGAAGCATTGGCGCAAAAGCAAAAGCTATTTAGCGGCCTGAACACCAACCGTGAAGTGTTAGACATTGTGAACGCCATTAATGCGCTGGCTATCAGTAATCAGGATGTAATTGAAATTCACACCGGCTTTGTAGCCAACGTAAATTGGTTCGAGACAATTGCTTATGTGAAAGGATGCAAGTACGAACCGGGTGCAAATAGGTTGTTTCAGAAGCGCGTTCGACTCGGTGAAGAAGATGCTTTTGCCCAACTATTAGCAATCGAAAGCGAAATAACAGAACTCGTCATCGAAGCCCGAGAAGCTGCCGAAGCGAAAGCGCCGGAATCAAACCCTAGCCAATGTGCTCATGGCACGATTCTCTATGGGAAATGTAAGCAATGTCTTGAAGATGAAAAGGAAGGTGAAGCATGAGCACCCTGACTATCTATCGCAAAGACTTAGAGTTCGGTCTTCGTCATGAAGGTTTCACTTCTCGCAAAATCGAGCAGTTTATTCGCGTATTCAATCCGGTGGAATCAAGCCAGGGCAACATGCTGGAGCTTGATTCTACTCGAGCAATGTTGGTGAACGTGAACGGCACTAAGCAAGGTTTGTGTCTGGAAGACTTCATCACTGCATGGTGGGTTTACTGGGTAGTGGTATTCAACCAATCCACAGACACCGCAACGCATCATCAGGCAATTGGCGCAATCCGCGCTCTTTTCTTTATCTCTGCATGCACGAAAAGCACGAGCCAAAACACCACCATGCAAACGTGGTGGCGCGACTGCGAACCTCTGCATGGCTACCCAACGTTGGAGGCAATTTGATATGGCATCACTCACTCAGTTACTTAATGAAATCGGTGACGAGAACGTAACGGTTCAAGCGCTTCACCAGTGTATGGACTCGGCTCAATACAACAAAGGGCGAACCACAATCAAATTCAAAACCGATGGTCTTGGCGCCACCGAACTAGCGGACGGCAAAAAGACTGCTCTTATCGTTTGGGTTGATGCAGCTCAATACAACAATGCACTAGCGAATGCCAAAGCAATGAAGAAACCGAGCGTTGTGGAATCACTACGTGACGCTATCCAACAGGCCGAAGAACTAGGTTTAGTCAGAACTGAAGATGGCACGGTCATTACCGGAGCTATTGAAACAGACGATGGCATTGTTTTGGTTAAGGAGTAAAGAGCTAATGGAATACGCAGCAATCATGCTTTGCCCAGATGGCGGCATCATCCGCCATGAAGAAACTCAAGAAGTCGCCAATGTAATGGTTGGCGACTTCGACTCACTAGACCAAGCGATAGAACAGGCATGTGTTTCCCTTAGCTGCACTCACCTAACAAAAGGCGTGTTGAGCAAGGGCAACGGTAAGGGCGGTTTTATGTTGGTGACGACTCAGGAATTGGAGGCGGTATGAGATCCGATTACATCTACGAACTAGACGGTCATAAAGGTCAATCCGCGATCGCGAAAGCGTTTGGCGTTCCTCTGGGTACTTTGAAATCTCGCTTACGTAACGGCAAGACGATTCGTGAAGCGGTTCATTTTGTTGATGGCCGTGAGAACAATTGCGGCGTTGCTACTCACGAGTGGAAGGGCATCAAAGGTGTCGACAATATCGCTAAAGCTATTGGTACCACGCACACCACAATCTACAAGCATTTGAAAGCAGGTTGCACCATAGATGAAGCGGTAGCGAAGGTTCAGAAAAGCCAAAAGCGAGCTGAACAAGTTCGCAAACTTCGCGCTAAATCAACAGCCAAACCAATTGAACAGGTTGGTATTAAGAAACCAACTGAAGTTCCAGAGCTTTGGCGTTTGGCTCTAGGTTTCGGTGGATAAGAACAATCGTGTCGAAGTACCTAAGCGAACCAACAGAAATCGACTTTCCATATTATGCCCCTTTATCACCAATTGATGAGGGGCTTGCTTGTGTTGCTCGCACTTATCAACCAGCCGAAGTAGAACCTGATAATCAGAACTTTATTGAAAGGGATTTATACCAGTTAAGTCCGGCCGACCACGAATGGCGTACACAGAAAAAGTACTTCAGTGAGTTGCCTATTTACATCACCAAGTATTTTGCCAATCGCTATAAGCAAGTGTTCAAAAGTAAAGGCCGAAGTGAAGCCAATACGTTCCTACGCGAAAAGATGGAACCTGCCGTTGCACGCGCAAAGATGGTTCTTGCTAAATACAATAAGCTACCGACAACCCAAAAGGTTTATTTGCTCAGTGAAGATGATAACGACACTGAGCAAAGTGACTTTGGTTATTCGCGTTCGCAACAAAGCTTTGACTTTGAGCAAGCAGAAAAGAACCGCAAGCCTCCGACAAACAGAATACTGGCAGAGCTAGAACAAGACGAACTCAAAGAAATGGCATTCAAGATTGGCAAAATCATGAATGCGCGTTTCCAAATTATCTCTTCTAAGTTGGCAAGCATTACCGAAGCTGAGCTGGAAAAGGACGATACGTTCTGTCCTGTCGTTGAAGGCTACCATCAGCTAGCTGCATTCACTTCTCAGTTTGGCATCAAACCACCTTGTAAGTACAAGAAACAAAATGAGCTTTCCGCTCTGCAAGACATCTCTCGCATGATCAGTGAAAAGTGGTGGCTTGGCCGTTTGGTTAAAGCTCGCAAAATTATGCGTGAACACCTTGCTATTGCAATGGGGCAAGTATCTTCAAAAGCCTCTGCTTATGCGTCTTGGGATTGCATTCGTGAGCACCAGGAGCAACAAAAGCGCAACTGGGAATACATCAAGCAGTGTGAACTTTTCGACGAAGAAACCGAAGAGAAAGCCGAACTGTCAGAAATGGTTTTGAAAAGTGTGTCTAACCCTGCGATTCGCCGTCATGAATTGATGGTGCGTTGTCGTGGTTGTGAAGACATCGGCAATGAGCTTGGTCTACAAGGTTTGTTCCTGACTCTGACCACGCCGTCGAAATACCATAACACCTACAAGAAAGGCGGTTTCATCGACCATTGGAATGGTGCAAGCCCACGCGAGGCGCAAGCTTATTTAAACAATGCTTGGCAGCGTATCCGAGCTAAGTTAGGCCGTGAAGAAATCCGCTGGTTTGGCGTACGTGTTGCTGAGCCACATCATGACGGCACACCACACTGGCATTTGCTGATCTGGGTAAAACCAGAAGAAGTGGCGCAGGTGCGTGACATCTTTATTTCGTACGCTACCCAAGAAGACCGCGCAGAACTGCACCCGCAATACGAAAAGGAAAAGCAAAAGCCATTTCGTAAGTGCGCTTATGTTGGCCCTATGGATTACCGCCCACGTTGTGATTTTGGCTATATCGACCCAGAGAAAGGCACAGCAACGGGCTACATCGCGAAATACATTTCTAAGAACATCGACGGCTTTGCTATGGACGATGAAGTGTCCGACGAAACAGGCAAATCAGTCAAAGACATGGCGAAGAACGTCAGCGCATGGAAAAGCCGTTGGGCGATTCGCCAGTTTCAATTCTTTGGTGGTGCTCCGGTTACGACTTACCGTGAGCTGCGCCGATTCGCAAGCCAAAACAAAAAAGCCTTTATGGAATATGTGTTCATGCAAGAACGCGCTGACCTGTTGGATATGTACCACATGCTGCACCGCCATGTCGTTGGCCCAGTAAAACCTGATCGCCTACTAACCAACAAAGAGTTGGTGGAAGTGATCGGTAAAAACTACCAGGCACGAATCCAATCTGATGAAGCTTGCATCGTAGACACAATGAAAGCCGCAGACCATGGCAACTGGCAAGGTTACATCATGGGGCAGGGTGGACCATTCGTTAAACGCGAAGATTTGCTGATCACCAACTCATATCAAGTACTTCCATTCGCATCACCTCACGGTGAAGACGTGCGCAAGGTGGAAGGTTTTCAAACACCAGAAGCGATCGTGAAAACGCGCACTAAGGTTTGGACGATTCAGAAGAAATCAAAGTTAGAAGCGGAAGTTGAAGCGTGCACCCAAGGGAGCGCAGCGACCGCTATTGGAGCCTCTGGCTCCTCTCGGAGTTCTGTCAATAACTGTACGGAGCATCGCGAGGTACAGGTCAGCGATCAGCTAACCAGAATTTTAGACCCTGTGAATAGTCGGGCGAATAATCCGCCAAATATTGATGAAACGGCACTGGCCGCACTGCTAAAAGGCAGCTCAATTCGCATCGACGATGCAACCAGTATTCAAATCCGCCCTGCGGAGGTAAACGAACACGGCAATATACGTCCGGCGCAGCTGGTCGAGGTAAGCCGTGTACCTGCAGATGATCTTAAATGGATGGATTTTGAAGGTTGGGACAAGGTATTCGCCCAACCAGAACAGCAAGCGTATCAACAACCAGACCTGTCGTTCTTCCCAGATGGGGACGACTGGCCATTGTTATGATTTATATACATATACATACAAAAAAGCCACTCAAAAGAGTGGCTATATGATTATTCTACGTCGGTTGCTAATGCTTGAAAGTTAACGCTTGGTAGCATCACTGGGTCATAACCAGCATTGAGTAACGTTGTGCTGATAAACGCTCGCATGTATGGGTAGGCTATGGCTGGAGCATTTACCTTTGGAAATAGTCCATCAATAAAATCTTGGGTTATTGGTTCATCTAGCTCAAATACAGCGACATATTTTAAATCAAGTAAATGAGTAGGAACATCAGTTTGCGACCCGGCTTTTTCTACATTCAATTGAATGTCGAAGATAATTTGAAATGAATCATCACTTTGCTCGCTAAACGCAGAACCAACTGATAAAGGAAAACCTTCAGTTTTTTCTAACCCTTTGTGTGCTTCTATAGAAAGGGACTCAACAAACGTGCTTTTTAGTCGTAGTCTCATAACTTACTATGCCGCAAATCCTAAGTTTCCAGTATAAGCATCATCGAGATTAAGGTAGAAATTTTCATCATTCTTTGCCGTAATCTTTATAGTTTGCGTAACCAGAGGAATGCTCTTTGGAGTAGAAACTACATCGTACTTAACGACTTCTTCCAAAAACTCATAAGCTAAAGGACCTTTAGCTTCATATGATAATAACTCAGCTAATACGTCTTCTGGTGATGTTGCAGAAAGTTCCTTTTCTAATAATGCTAATCTTTCTTCGAAACTTAACATAACAATGCCTCTATTATTCAGCTTTATACTGATCATTAAACTCTAGCGGGAGTGTGAAACCCGTTAAAGAAATTCTGTCTTTTGCCTTTTCAAAAACGCACATCTGCTGTCTTGTTACCAATTGCATTTCTTCATCATGTCCGAACTCTGGGTCAACAAACCGCAGGCTCTCCATTGCTTGTCCATCTTGTGCCTTTATGGCGGAATACGGAAAAATATCTTCACGATTTCGAAAAAACTTAATAATTTGATGTACGGTAATGCCTTTTTGTTCTTCTTGAGGTAGGAATCTAATCAGTGTTTGCTTAAGTTTACGAAAGTTAAACTGGTGCTGAACATTACCTACCAAATCTAGTAGCTCAGTATCGTGGCAAAGTGTGATCTCAAATTCACCAATCACTTTTTGATCGGCTTTCATTGTTCCTTTGCGCCATTGTTTCGCCCAATAATCTGAGTCAGTCCAAAAATAGAACCCTTCAGTTAACCACTGATCACGACCATTTCCACTCTTAAATGGGATGTTGCTAACAATGTGCTCGTATCCACCTTCGTTTTTACAAGCATGGAAACCTTTATACGTTAACTGAGTCATTAGTGGCTGTTTTCTAGAAAGTTATTATTTTTGTGTCTGTATACTAAACGATATACTACTTTTCTTAGGTCACAAACTATACATCAACCTAAAACTGCAAACAATGTGCACATTGTCAAAACTTAATCAATATGCACCAATATTCATCAATACTCATCACATGTCATAGAGTAGTATAGGTCACATTCACTAATCTACGGCACTGGTAAAATCTAAAGCTGAGGTTAGTAACCAGTATTTATTCACCAAGTCGCTTTACCATCCCAACCCACTGCAATGATGAACATCCAGATGTAAAAATATAGGCAAAAGTTGGGCGATATCTAACAAAATTTCGTCGTTAAGGTGATGCACATTGACATCAAGACAGCTGATCGTAACTATAAATACACCATCCTTCCCCAATTCCTCATCTGAATTTTTTCAATTAAGCATAGCTGCGTAATTAACACGTTTATCAAATTCCGCAAGCTCGATTTCTAGATTGTTTTTGTGATTTCCGTCAACTTTCTAAGGTCTTGCGCGATCTGGAACCTAAGTTAGCTTGGTTTGGTAAACAACGCATTTACCCATTTAGGAAATGCTTTACCGCCTGTTTAAATGATGTGGCAGCGTGATTTCTATTAACTCGAAGTAACAAAGGAAAATTCTTAATGAGTGAATTATGTCTAAAAACTACTGTAGAAACCTGTATGGATATACAGTATATTTCACTGGTCATTGGTAAGGGTGTTGATATGTCGAATAAAAATCAAAACGATATCATGTTGTCTGCGTTAGAAATCGTCATTGATGGCGTAGCAAATAGTGAGGCGACAGAGCGAACTCGAACGGCAGGAGCATACATAGCAGGCTTAATACTGGCGGATGCGAAAGGGCAGTTGGACTCCAAAAAGCAAAAAGCCATCTTGAATATTATCGAGATGGCTAGTGAAGCGGAGAGTACTGCTTTTATGTCGTAATAATTTACAACATAGATAATTGATGTTTGAGCTGTTGCCGCGCTTCTGGCGGCAACGCCTTACATAAGTTAAAAGCCAGTTGGCTTGTCGTTTTTGCCGATGGGCTCAACGTATGGCTATAAGACAAATTCATCACAAATGTGTGTCCACATTCTGGGTCACTGCAGCTGCAATACAAATCTGAATGACTGTTGGTTAAGCGGTTGGATTTTTGGATTCGGCTTTTGCTACCACACTCCGGGCACAACACTCTCATATAAAACACCTAGCTTATTGACTGACTTGATAATCATACGCCAAAAAGCTGTGTTTTTATACAGTTTTGGAGAGGGGTTTAGGCCGTATCTCCATGTATTAAATTGAAATTAAGGCGCAAGTGCTTAGGTACCTCTGGGTCTGAGTTCACCTCATCCATAATCAGCTCACACACAGGGATGATCTCATCTTTGGCGTATTCACTGCCTATCTTCGTTGGGTCGCCTAAACTGGTCGTTCCCTGCGGAATAATGCCAGCTTTACCAACCGGAAAGCGGTGGCCGACAAGAATGTCCTGCGCGGTAATATTTTTAATGCGCTCAAATTCATCTTTCGTGGCGATATCACCGACCGGAATCAATTGAATCCCTTTCTCTTTACCATTCGGAATGTTCACAAACATACTGCGGAAGTTACCAACGCCTTTAGAACTGGCGATCTTCTGCTTCAACATCTCTTCATCATCTTCACTTAGGTTTGGGTCCGTTGCGTAGAAGATAAAGCCCATGTGTGCGCCGTTCTTGTAGTAGCGGCGGCGGAACAAGGTCGCATCTTTATTTAGCAAGCTGCTTTGAATGCTGCCAAGATAATCCGCCAAACCGTAGATTTGCTGCTGCGGGTCATACTGAGGCAAGAAAATAACATCTTCCTTGCGATATTCCCGTTGCTGGTTGTCACGTTCAAGAATGACGAAATTGCCGTTTTTGCGTCGGCGCAGGTACATGCCAGGTAATGGATGCAAGCGAACCACACGTTTGAAACCATCGCGGATTTTAAGAAATGCAGCATCGCCAAAGGTGAAGTAATCACGGCAAAAAGCTTGGACGTGTCGGCGGCGGGTTGCGCCTCCATTTAGGAAGCGTCCGGCTACATAGTTCGCCCGAGCAATCAACAGTGATCCATGATAGGCGTTGGCACGTGCGATATCCGCTAAGCCACTGCGTGAAATCGGTGGCTCCCAATAGTTATCGGCATCGTTGTAAAACAAATCTGAATAGGTGGTCATCCAACTGTTTGAGTCGATGGACTCTGGTGAGGAGTCGATGTGATAGACAGACTCTGGCGCGTGTTCTTCTTGTTTGACTAAAGTGTTTATTTGCTCGGTCATGCTGCAGTGGCCCAGGTTGATTTAGTTGGTGTTGAGTGATCTAACGGTTCGTTAGCGACGGCGTGAGATATTGCCCAGAATGCATCGGCGTGTCCGGTCGTTTCACTGCGTTCGGCTTTAAAGGTCATGGCGTTACCGCTGGCGGTTGGTACGCGCTTAATCGCCATAAACGCCATGGCAATGTCTTTGTGTTCGGCATCGAACTGCAGGCGTCCGGCTTCTACTACATCAATCATCTTCATTACCAGACGGTTCTTGCTTTCATTGCTGTAGTGGATGGCGTGAGCTTCACGCGGGTATTTCTTCGAAATTAAGTCCCAAACACCGCCGCCAATACCCGTGGTGTCGACTCCGATGTAAGTCACTTTGTAGCGCTGAAAGACTTTGTCTATTTCTGAAACGTGATATTGGAAGTTCAGACCTTTCCAATAGTGTTTTTCTAATACACGGAAACGTTCGCCAGCTACGACAGGCGGAGCGACAACCACCAAACAGGCATTGTCACGGGTTCGGCTTGGGTCGTAACCTAACCAAACTTCCCTGTTGGCAAAAGGTCGTTTGTTATTTGGTTTAAAGTCTTGCCAGTGGGCGGCATCCACCATGCCTTTTTCAAGGTCAGAGAATTTGAAGACAGACAGCGAACCATCGACAAACACACACATAAACAGGTTTTTGAAGTCGTCATCACTGTACTCTTCGCGCAGTTCGTCAATGTCGAATAGGTCACAGCCACCGTTTGCCGCATCTTCAATGGTGACAACATAACGCCACTGTTTGTCTGGGCAGAGTCGGCCACCGTCTCGGAATTCATCAAAAGTCGGGAATTCAACGTGGGCGCGAGAGTCTTTACCTTTGCGCCACTGGTCTCCAGTCCAGAACGGGTAAGCCTGGTGCATTTTAGACGATGGCGTAGAAAAGTAGGTTTTGCGCCACTTCTTATGCGTCGCCATTGCCGAAGCAAGTTTGTTCAGCTCATCGAACTTAGGGATCCAGAAATATTCATCGACATAAACGTGGCCGTGGTAACTCTGCGCGGTCTTGCTGTTCGTGGACAAAAAGCGCAGTTCGGCACCGTTGGAGAGAATGATAGGGTTGCCAGTTAACTCGATGTCTAAAAATTCTTTAGCAATCGCAATGATGTAGCTACGGAAAACTTCAGCTTGTGCACGTGATGCAGAAAGAAAGATTTGGTTATCACCAGTCAGAATCGCATCTTCTAAGGCTTCACCACTGAAATAGTAAGTAGCACCAATCTGGCGAGACTTCAGAATATTACGAATACGCTGTTTGATGTTATTGCGCATCGTGTGCTGGTATTCGAACAGGGATTCATGCCAGCCTTTAAAGTCATCTTCTGTCAGGTGTTCAATGCTGTTCTTTTTACGGCTTCTTTTACGGTTGCCGTTACTGCTGTCTTGTTTTGATGAGTCACCATCACGCTTTGGTGAGCTGCCTGGCGAAAGGTGTCGCTCTGCTTTGGCTTTTGCATCAGCGTGAGCTTTTAACAGCTTAACGTGGTGATCGATAAGCTTGTCCATTTCCTTGAGCTGCTGATCGGTTTTCTCATCCTTATCTATCAGCACCGCCAAGCGGCGGTTAATCATTTCCTCAACAGAAAGTTCATTAAGCAACAAAGCCCAGCCGAATTTCTCCGCCCAGGTATAAAGGATGCGCTCACTATTAAGGTTCAGTTGCGCCGCAATTTCTTTCGGAGGAACACCGCGTAAATAGAGCTTTTTCGCGGCTTCTCTTATTTCATCTGAATATGCCATAGCTGCATCATACGCGCCGAAAACTTGCAGATGACCTAGATAATTTCCTGAAAATTCTAGTTTTGGTTAAATCCGAATTGGCAGGAATTGAAGTGGCTGAAAGCCGTTATTCAAAGGCGTATTGTTTGCTCACACCGATATGTGAATGACAAGTTTGAGTACCAAAATGCCAAAGATTAGTGACTGGAAAATCATTGCTACTGAGGGGCCAACCGTAGACGGGCGCAAAATTACCCGTGAATGGATTGAGCAAATGGCGGCAAGCTATGACCCGAAAGAGTACACCGCGCTAATCTGGCCAGAACACCGTCGATTTTATGGCTACGGTGAAAACTGGGGCAATGTTGTTGAGCTTAAAGCGGAAGAAGAAGACGGCAAATTACGTCTGTTCGCGAAGCTAGAGCCAAACGAATTCATGCTGGAAGCCAACCGCAAAAAGCAAAAGTTGTTCACATCCATCGAGCCAAATCCCGATTACAAGGGTGAAGGGCGTTGCTATTTAATGGGCCTAGCTGCGACTGACTCCCCAGCCTCCACAGGTACATCGCGCCTTCAATTCTCTCGTAAATCTGGCGAAACCACCGAATTAGAGTGCAGCGCATTGGAAGAAGTCGATTTTTCCGAGTGTTTCACGCGCAAAGACCGCTTTTTCGCGGCATTCAATGAATTTTTCTCTTCTGGCGATGAAGTGCCAGAAACTCCATCAAAAGTAGAGGACACCGACGTGACCGAAGAGCAACTTAAAGCAGCACTGCAAGAGCAGTTCTCTGCATTCAAAGGTGAGTTCAAGCAAGAACTGAAAGAAGAGTTCAACTTGCAAAACGAACCAGAAACGCCAGAGCCGGAAGGTCAGGGCACAACCATCGAGCAGTTCTCTGCCTCTCTGGATGACAAACTCAAACCAATCCTTGAGAAAGTGGACGGTTTGGAAACCAAATTCGCAGAACTTTCGCAAGAAGTACCAGGTCAAGAACCAGACGGTTCTGGTGCTGACGATAAATTCTCAATTAAGGACATGATGTAATGCTGAATGCGATTTCAACTCAATACTTACAAGAGTTCTCTGCAACAATGTTGACGAGTGCGGGCGCGTCAGCAGGTCAAAACATGTTTAGCCTTACGCCGCCAATGGAAACTAAGTTGCGCCAGGCAATTATGCAGTCTGACTCCTTCTTAGGCATGATCGCTTTACTGCCTGTACAGCAGATCAAAGGACAGGTTGTTGATGTCGGTAACGATGGCCTATCAACAGGCCGCGGCAACAATGAGCGCTTTAGTGTTGAAGTAGGCCAAAGCGGTAACACCTACGAACTGGTCAAAACTGACTCGGGCGCGCACATTCTTTGGGAAACCATGACTCAATGGGCTAACTCAGGCTCAAAAAATGAATGGTTGAAGATGATGCAAAATGCCATCTCGCGCCGTTTCGCTCTCGATATTCTGCGTGTAGGTTTCAATGGTACATCGGCTGCGGCGGTAACAGACCCAGTGGCTAATCCACTTGGTCAGGATGTCAACAAAGGCTGGCTGACGATCGCGAAAGAGAAGAAAGCGAGCCAAGTCCTTGCCTCTGCGCAACTCGACCCAACAGGCGCAACCCAGGATTCATACAAAAACCTAGATTCGCTGGTGCAAGACCTGATCAATACCACGATTGCACCAGAGCACCGTCAAGACCCTGACTTGGTCGTGATGGTTGGTTCTAACCTGGTCGCTGCCGAACAGCACCGTTTGCTGGAAGCGGCAAACACACCAACGGAACACAAAGCTGCGCAGCAGTTAGCCAAAACCATTGCGGGTAAACAGGCTTATACGCCGCCTTTCTTCCCTGCCGATATGGTTTGGGTAACCAACACTAAGAACCTGCAAGTATTAACACAAGAAGGTACTCAGTGGCGCAAGCAGAAGAATGACGAAGATAACCTTCGCTTCAAGCAAAACCATATCCGCATGGAAGGTTATGCAATCGGCAACCTGAACAAGTTCGCTGCGATTGAAGCGGTGACGGTTGTTGAGCCTGCAGCTTAAGGAGTGACGCATGGTTAGCCCATTAGCAAAACAGCGTCGACAGCTCATTGAAAAGCAGGCTAACCAGTCTGCACCGGGAGTGAGTTCCGGTGCAGATACCGACAGCCTGCACATCAAGTTGATTGAGTTTGAAGAAGACCGCAAGTATTTGCGCTCATTAAATGCCATCGCTGATCGAATTAAGCACAAGCGTGAAGTGCTGGTACCGAAGTACAAGCCGTATGTTCAGGTCTACTTAGAAAGTGGTGAAGCGTTCGAAAACCCAATCTTTACCAACTTGGTGGTTTGGCTATTCGACATTAAAGAGCTGGATACCGCAATTGATTGGTGCATGAAAGCCATTGAGCTCGACTTGCCAACGCCAGAAAACTTCCGCCGTGATTGGCCGACGTTTTGTGCTGACGAAGTGTTGGCATGGGCGGAGAAAGAATCGGAACGTGGTCATTCAATCGAGCCTTATTTCTCCCAGGTATTCGAAAAGGTAGAGAAAGACTGGCGCTTGCACGAGAAGGTTCACGCCAAGTGGTACAAGTTCGCGGGTTTATACCTGATTCGAAATGAAGAAGGCCAGCCGCAAGCTACTGCTATCGGCAACGTGGAAACGTTGGAAAAAGCCTTGGCTCTGCTTCAACACGCGCACGATAAGAACAGCAAAGTGGGTGTGGGTACCCAAATCAAAAAGATTGAATCTCGTATTCGCGCCATTAACGAAGGCAAGAATCTGTAAAGACTCCTACGCCACCGCGCCTCGGCTGGTGAGGTAAGAGAAGCCAATAGGCTAACTCGATACCGTCGACCCAGTGGCTAGAGGCGCCCTAATTTAAATAAGCAAGGAACCGTTATGAGCTTTGGCGGAAATGTTAACAGCGCAGTCAATATCGCCATACCTGGTGATGGATGGCCGGATTTATCCACGGCTGAATTCCGCAGTTTACGCCGTGTTCCCCATACGTTTGATAACGACTCTTTGAACTACGCGGTGACCATCGCCGCGCTGAATATTCAAGAGCGACTGGAAAGCCTGATTGTAGATGGCGAAAAACCAGTGCTGAGCAATCCGAAAATCATGCTCTACAAACGTGCGGTTTATGGTCGGGCTCACGCAGAGCTGATGAAAGAGTTTGCGACTCAAGACCGCCGAAAAGAAGGCGAAAGCGTGGCAACGGATGAACCGGAACAAGAGGCACGTTTTCTCGCCCAGAGTAACAAAGATGTGCGCGCGCTCCTTGGCCGCAGTGCAAATGGAATTGACTCGATATGAGCGAAACCACTTACAACAAAACCAAGCTGGAACACCTGACGGATTACATCGTCAGTCACCTGAATTCCAATGTGCTCGATAACAAAATCGACGCTTGGCAGGAAAGAGCCGCAATCATGGTTGATGGTGAAGATCGTGGTAACGGTGGATACATTGCCGCCTATTGGCGCTATGAAGCCGTTATTTCGATAGAAGAGTTTCCGCATCGCCAGTTAGACCCGCGCAATTTGTTTGCTTTGGTTGCTTGTTGGTTATCTGACTTTGATAGAGAGCGCGACATTCACGAACTCGATGATCCTGAAATTAGTGTCGATGTGATTAACCATGAAGCCGCAGACGTTCTCATCGAAATCGAAATGATGGAACCCATCGAAATGATACCGGATGAGCAAGGTTTGATTACGTGGCGTGGGGATAAGTACCGAGTACAGGCAGTACCAATTGATACCGCCGAAGAATACGAGTTAACCAATGGATATTGAGTTAGTAGGTAAGGACGCCATCAATGCGAAGAAAGCACTTGAAGCGTTGGCACTAACAAAGAAAAAACGGTTCTGGTTGCTCAAAGATTTGGGGCGTTGGGAACGCAGTATGACGCGCAGTCGTATTCGTAGGCAAAAGGATGTCGACAACCAAAAGTTTGAAAAGCGTAAACGAGGTGAAGGTGCGGTGCTTACTTCCTTCGCTAATGGAATGGAACCTTACGTTCTGCATGATGCCACCATGCTTGATTTGACGTGGAAGCAAAAAACAAAGGCTAGAAAAGCTGCGGTGCACCAAGCCGGATTAACTCAAACGATTACAGCTCATGAGCACATAAAGGAACAAACAAAGCGAAGAGGGGAACCGGATTACGGCGCACCCTGTACCAAAGCGCAAGCAATAGCATTGCGTAGGCTTGGCTATCGAATTCGCCGTAAAGACGGAAAAGGTTGGAACAAACCCAGTGTTCGCAACTTAGAGAAGCGACTTACCTTGGGGCAAGCTGGCCTGATCATTCGAATGATGAGAACAGGTAAAGAGAAAGGTAAGCAAAAGTGGAAAGTACGCACACCACAACGCCAAATGTTAGGTACTAAGCCCCAAAAAGTAAGAGAGCGCTTCATTAAGAATATCGAGAAGGCTCGCGTAAAGAAATAACACTCTGTGTAAGGAAAATCACCAATGGCAACCGGAAAGGTAGAGGTTAACAATCTCAATTTGGCACAAGGCGGTATCCCTGAGATAGAACGTCACGTGCTTTTCATCGGGCGCACTGACCAGGTAGAACTGCAAGGCAAAGTGACCCGCATTAATAACATGACCAACCTTGACGAAGTTGTCGCCGATGATGCGCTTGGTCTGAACGTGAAAGCCGCCCAGCTTAACGGCAAACAAAACTGGACGGGTGCGATTGTCGGCTTAGATGCAGATGATACATGGCAAGACGCTGTTGATTTGGCGAACCTGACCGACTCATTTGAAGGCATTGCCATTTGTGACCCAGTCACGGTCAAAACTCAGTTTGATGACATGCAGTCGAAAGCAACAGAGCTGACTAGCAAACTTGGCCGTTGGGTGTTCTTCCTTGCAGCTTGTGCGGGTATTGATTCAGACCCAGGTACAGGCCAAACGTGGGCAGAGTACGAAACCGTCATGCTTGATCTGGTGAAAGATGTTTCTGCAAACCTCGTTACCCCCGTTCCTCAGCTTAACGGCAATAACCTCGGTGTGTTGGCTGGTCGTTTGTGTGACCGAAGCGTCACGGTAGCAGATAGCCCAATGCGTGTAGCAACTGGCTCAGTCTTGAGTTTGGGTGACATGCCAACGGACAGCGCAGGCAAAGCATTAGAGATGAGTACCATCGCAACGCTAGCCGATGCACGTTACTCACTGCCGCAGTGGTACGCCGATTTAGAAGGGGTGTACTGGTCGGATGCAACCACATTGGAAGCCAAAGGCGGCGATTATCAGTACCTCGAGTACGTTCGTCCGGTTCACAAGCTTAACCGCCGTGTACGTATCAAAGCGATTCGACGTATTGCAGATCGAATTCTTAACTCAACGCCAGCGAGTATTGAGCTCAACCGCACTTACTTCCGCAAAGACATGCGAGATATGTCGAAAACGACAGAAGTTGGCGGTATCACCTTCCCTGGTGAAATCATGCCGCCAGAAGATGGTGACGTCACTATTCAGTGGATGACTAAAACCAAAGTGTCGATCGGTTTGATGGTTCGCCCTCACAACTGCCCGAAACACATCGTGGTCAACATCGCGCTTGATCTTACTAACCCTGCAGATTTGGAGGCGTAATCCATGAGCATGAGAATTTCTGGCAAGAACATGCATTTCTCTTTGGGTGACTACAAGCTCAAAGCTCAAAAAGTCACGCTATCCATTACCGATAATTCCGCCGTCAATAAAACCTCTGGTGTGCCAGATGGTTACGTCGACGGGGATGTTGAGGCTAGTGGTGAAATGGAGCTGACCACGCAGCAATTCAACCTGTTAAGCAAAGCCGCTAAACAAGCAGGCTCTTGGCGTGGCCTTCCTGAGTTTGATGCGCTGTTCTACGGCAAGATCGACAAAGACGAGCTGAAGGTGGAAGCGTTCGGTTGTCGTATCAAGATTTCAGACCTGCTGGATGTCGACGCCAACGGCGGTAGCGCTCTGGTTCACAAGCTTCCGTTTGAAGTGACAAGCCCTGACTTTGTCAGCATCAACGGTGTGCCTTACCTACGTTCGGATGAAACCGAAGATTTGGTTCAGTAGCTTTTTACTCAATAAACAGGAGGCGTGATGGCAGATGTTATCGACCATGCCTGCGGTCTTGAAACCCAATTCACAGAAGTGGCGCTTGCCAACCAACTGGCAAGGGCTAAGCGAATTGAAGAACGGGAAAGCGCACATGAATGCGGCGAATGTGGCGACCCAATCCCAGAAGAACGCCGCCAAAAAGTACCAGGTTGCATCTACTGCACCCAGTGTCAAAGTGAATTGGAGCGAATGACCCGATGAATTTAGCAAAGCTCTTTGTTGAGAAAATCATGAAGCCAGTCCTTGACCACTTAGATATGGCATCCGGTGGTAAAGGCACAATGAACACTCAAGCGGCCATTAATCTGATCCTGATGATTATTGCCCATGAGTCTGGAAAGTTTACTTACTCAAAACAAGTGCGTGGTCCTGCATTGGGCTTTACCCAAATGGAGCCCGCCACATTCAATTGGCTTGTCGAGTGGTTAGGTAAGAGCCGTCCTCACTTGTTGGATGCATTGTCGATGTTTGGACCTGTTGAGAACTTAGACCCTCGTTACATGGTGATCTCTCCAGAGTTCGCAGTAGCAGCCGCAAGACTCAATTTAATTCGGTTCCCAGAAGCCTTACCAGATGCCGATGACCTCGAAGGTCTGGCTCGGTACGCGAAGAAGTACTGGAACACAAGCGCAGGTAAAGCAACGACAGAAGATTACCTGCAGGCATATCAATCCCTAATCGGAGAAGCAGCATGAATTTCTTAACTGGAATCGTTGGCAAGACATTGTTGGAAGTATTGAAAGGTCTGTTCTTTCAAATCAGCTGGTCAATCATCCTTGAACGTTTTGCTACACGCACAGTGGTGTGGGGCTTAGAAACCCTGAAAGGCTTAACCACCAATGATGTGATGCAAGAAACCGTGGACGACATCATCAACGCATTACAAGGCAAACGCTTGAAAGAAATTCCACAGAAGGAATAGCGATGGATTCATCATGGATATCGGCGATTGTGGCAACGATAGCGCTGCTTATCGCCATCATCAATGTGGTTTTCGGCAGAACGGATAAAGGGCAAAACACCGCCCGAGATCATGACCGTCGTATCCATGCCAATGAGTTAGCCACTGAGCGACTGCGTGGTGATGTCGCCGAAAAGTACGCCACTAAGCACGAACTACGGGAAGCCGTAGACGACATTAAGGCTTCTATGGACAGTCGATTCGACCGTCTGGAAGCAAAGTTAGATAAAAAAGAGCGAGAAGCAGCATGAAGAAACAAATTGTACTTGTTATCGGTGGTTCAGATATCACGTTCGTCCCAACAGAAGCGGATTACAACGACTACATGAACGCCTTGGCACAGGGTGAAATCGTGAACTCTGCGCATAACTTTCTGATGAACACCGTTACAGAAGAAAGCAAAGAAGTATTCCGTGAACTGACAAATGAGAACCCAGGCGCAGCGATCCAAGTTGTAGGTGAAGTCCTCAAGGAATACACACCGAAGCTGCAAATCAAAGTAAAAAAATAGATGCCCTTGTTCGGGCTATGGACTCCAACGAGCTCGAACAAATGCTTACCTGGCGCCGAAAGTGGTTGCCGGGTGAGACGGACAGCGAAGAGAACCTTGCAAGGGCGATTTGGTTAGAGCGTCAGTATTGGGAAAACATGCAAGCTGCCACAGCCAACGGGGTTGCCAAGGCGTTTAGCTGATAAGGAACACGATGTTACCAGAAGCACTCACATTCAGAGTTGGACTGATAAACCAGATATCAAAACCTCTGGGCAACATTCAGCGTCAGCTCAATGATGTCACCAATACCTACCGTAAGGGTACCCATACTATGATGGCGGGTGCTGCTGGCATGGTGGGTGCAGGTTTTGCGCTGCAAAATGCATTGATGCCTGCGATTGAAATGGATCGTGTTCTTGGCGAAGTGAAATCATTGGGTGTGGCTGATGAGCAGCTTCAGCAGCTGAGTGACACTGCGCTTAATTTTGCGGTGGATTATGGTAAGTCTGCCACGGAATTTGTGGCGGCTTCGTATGACATTCAGTCGGCCATTTCTGGATTAGCGGGTAATGAACTTTCCGAGTTCACCCGCGCTTCTGGTGTGCTGGCTGCGGCAACAAAGGCCGATACCTCAACCATTACCAATTACGTCGGCACCATGTACGGCATTTTCCAGAATAGCGCGAACCAAATGGGCAAAGCGAACTGGGTAAACATGCTTGGCGGCCAGACTGCCAGAGCGGTTCAGATGTTTAAGACCACCGGTGATCAGATGTCAGCGGCGTTTACCTCTGTAGGTGCTTCGGCTACCTCAGTTGGTGTGGGCATGACTGAACAAATGGCGATCCTTGGTACGTTGCAATCCACGATGAGTGGTAGTGAGGCAGGTACCAAATACCGAGCTTTCCTTGCAGGTGCGGCAAAAGCGCAAGATGCGCTGAATATGTCGTTCACCGATTCACAAGGGCAGTTGCTACCGATTGTCGATATTCTGAATCAAATCAAAGGCCGATATGGTGACACGATTTCGGTCGCAGAAGCGGCAGAGTTGAGCAAAGCATTTGGTACCCAAGAAGCCACGGCAATGATTCAGCTCTTAATGCAGAACACGGATGGACTTGCTAACTCAATCAATGACCTCGGTAAAGTGCAAGGTCTAGATGTTGCCGAGCAAATGGCCGGAGCAATGACCGACCAATGGGAACGACTAGAGCAAGGTGTGTTTGCGGTTCGCGCTGCATTTGGACAAGCCTTGCTGCCAGTGATCCTCCCTGTAGTGGAAATGTTTGCCAATGGCGCAAAAGAAATCATGCTCTGGACAAAACTGTTTCCAAACATCACCAAGTACATTGGCCTCGCGGCAGTCGCTTTACTCGGTCTGGTTGCCGTTGGCGGCATGATTACGATGCTTACCGGAGCGGTCACCGTTGCATGGGCTACATTAGGCCTTGGTGCGACTGCAATCAAAGGCGCAACATTGGCTATGTGGTCGTTCTCTAAGAGCACAATGGCGGCGATGTGGTCAGTAGTAAAACTCACAGCTGCCTTACTTGCCAATCCAATTACTTGGGTAGTTATCGGTATCGTTGCTCTCATCGGTGCAGTCGCTGCATTGGTCTACTACTGGGACGACTTAAAAGCGGCATTCCTCACTTTTACTACCATGGCAAAACAAGGCTGGAATGACTTCCTGTTTGCGATGCAAAACACAGCGACATTCCAAGCGGTTACAGGTTTGGCTGAAAGCATGCGCAACGCGTTCATGAGTGTATTTAACTGGATTATCGGTAAGTACAACCAAGTTATGGACATGGTGAAAAGTGTCACCAGTTGGATACCAGGCTTTGGCGGTGATGATGAAGCTACTCAAGTGAAATCTAAATCGGTTCAAAGCGCTACTCCTCGTGCACAAATTCAACCAGGTAGCGCAGCTAAGAACATTGCCAGCTACCAAACCAGCTCGACCAACTACGGTGGAGTGGCGATTTATCCAACCTACATGAATAGCCCGCAAGACATGGCGAGTGAAATAGAAATGGCGGCAGGCTAATGACGGATTACAAATACCAGGACATATTGATTGAGAACGGGGATGTGGTGCTCGATGCAGGCCGCAACCCAATCTTGATTCAAGACAGAGCCGTGATCGCCCAAGACATCAAACACGCCATTATCGAAAGCAACTTAGCGGTGGATTTAATCGCTGAGCGAAGCCCATCCAAGAAAGCCGATATCCGCACCAAGCTGGAACTGCTGGTTGAAGAAGACGTTCGATTGGTACCAGGTACGGTGCGTTTGGATGAACCCACCGAGGGCACGATTTATGTGTTTGCCGACACCATGGACTTTGGCGAGTTGCAATTAGAGATAGTGAATAACGGAGAGCGTTAATGACTGACATTCCAAAACCAGACTATTCCGAACTGGTGAAGCAATCCGGTATCCCAACCGATGAAGCAGGGTGGAAGAAAGTACTCAAAGAGGAGATGGACAAAGAAGGTTCCATCATCTCAAATGACTCGCCGTTCTCTCCGTTCTGGCGTCTTATCGAAGCCACGGTCGTGAAAGTCACAATGTGGCTCATCAATACCTTATTGGTTGGCTATGTCTTACCGAACATGTTTGTCGCAACTGCCGTTGACCAATGGCTCGACTTGTTGGCGTGGCAATGCAAACTCACCCGCAAAGGCGCAACCAAAGCCAAAGGCATGATCGCCTTTCAACGTTCTGCGTCTAAAGGCCCTGCGTTGGTAATTCCCAAAGATACATGGGTTCAAACCGAACCGATTAACGGCACGATTTATCGGGTGAAGGTGCTTGCTGATACCACGATGGCAGAGAACGAAACTATGGTCATGGCAGAAGTTGAGGCAGAGAACGAGGGCGCGGCTTACAACCTAGGTGAAGGTTACTACCACATTTTACCTACTGCGATTCCGGGCATTGGTGCGGTTACGAACCCTGCCGAGTGGTTGAATGAAGCCGGAGCAGACAAAGAGAGTAATGACGAACTCCGCCTACGTATTCGTAACCAATGGAGCGCAGTAGCAAGATGGCACATTGATGCGGCTTACCGTTCACTGCTCACCAGTCGCGCAGGCATCAACGACGACAATGTTTATTTTGAGCACAACGCACCGCGTGGACCAGGTACTGCAAATGCTCTCATCCTTTTAGACACTGGTGAACCATCGGCAGAAATGTTGGCGGATTTGAATGAGTACATCCGTGTCGAAGGTCAGCACGGTCATGGTGATGATCTGCAAGTGCTCGCCATGCCAGAAACGACCCACGATATTGTCTGTCGAGTGTGGCCGCTGCGCTCATTAACGATGGAAGACCGAGATGCGTTGCGCATTAAAGTGGAGCAGTTCATCGGTGCGGCTTTCCGTGAAAACACCGATTACTCGCCAACGGTCACTAATCCGGTTCTACGATTCAGTTTCTCAAGGCTAGGGCAGGAATTGCATGCGCAGTTCTCTGAGATTGAATCCCTCGAATTTGATAACGCCGACATCATCAACAATTTGACGGTACCACGAATTAATACTCTGGGGGTGACGATTGAAAATTCCTGAGATTAATCTGCGTTACTGGATGGGCAGAGGCGAGCTGGCTAAGTTCGCCCGAGCCATGCGCAATTACTGGGAACATGTGAGAGCGGCATTCGAAATGCCATTGCAGCAGCATGATCCGTTAACCGCCCCAATGGCACTGGTTAACATTCTTGCGTGGCAACGTGAGATAGAGCGCTTAGGTCAAGAGCCTGAAGCTTTGTTTCGAATTCGTGTTGCTCACGCTTATGGCTTCGCTCGAGACGCGGGGACGATAGCGGGCTGGGAAGATATGTTCGCCAAGTTGGGCTATCCGCACATCGGGCAAGACGAGCGTTTAGCCAATGTGGATTGGGATGTGATCAGTCTAAAAATCCGCGACGGCGATTTAACCAACGTTCCCAAGCTGCTAGATACAGTAATCAGACAATACGGCAGAACCTGCCGCCGCTATCAATACACCAGTTATGTCGAAATGCCGTTGGCCGCTCGAAGCAAGAACGTCGAAGCGCAATACAACACGTCTCACGTTAAGACCAGACTCAACGTTGGCATGCTTCCAAGTGTGCTGAACGTCGACTGCGAATATTACCAAGCCACAGTGAAGGGTTAAGGAATTACTAAACATGGCAAATACCACTGACAAGTCAATTTTAACCGCCGCAGGTAAAGCACTGTTGGCACAGCTCAACGCTGAAGAAAAACCGCTTATCATCGACAAGATGATGTTCGCCAATGTACCCAACCGCCCAGAGTTCCCACAACCAGATGATGTGGTACCGACGGATGATATTGTTCACCAAGAGCAGGTTGAGCAGCGCGGCCGTCTATCTGCAGACTCGGTGATTTACAGCACCACGTTGACCAGCGATGTTGGTCCGTTTGAGTTCAACTGGACAGGCGCATACTGCTCTGAATATGGCGTACTCGTCACGATTGACCATCACGCGCTTACACCTAAGACAGCAGATGAACCAGGTGTTGCAGGTAATACCTTGGTGCGTTCGGTGGTACTTGAATACAAAGACATTGCAGAAATCACCAACATCACGGTGGATGCATCCAGCTGGCAATACAACGCCACTGATCGAATGAAGAAGATGGACAGCGATGTGGCGCAATCCATCATCGACCAGAACGGCAAAGACTGGTTTATCGAAGATGGTTTCTTGGTAACGCCATCAGGCAGTGCATACAACATCAAAGCGGGTGCCGGTTATGTGTCGGGCAACCGTGTGAGCATGGAGTTTGACCGCAGCGTTCAGGTACCCAACAAGCCATCGTTCATCTACATCGACGCGCACCGCGAAGGCACACCAACTGGTGAGCAGGTAATCCTGTTTGATTTCGTCATTACGGCCGAAGATAAAGACGATTACATCGACTCATCAACAGGAAAAGATATCCCGCATTTCGTGTGCAAAATTGCTGAGGTGCTGGCCGATGGCTCGGTGAGTGATTTGAGGCCAGAGGGGGATAGTGCGAGCAAATCTTGGGCTTCTAGTGAAATTAACTCAGCATCGGAGCAAATTACAGGTGGCAAGATATGGCCCAAAGATTCTAGGCTAAATCTTAAACTTGGAGAGCAACAGACTTCGATAAGCGGTGCAATCGATCAGCTTAGAGTAGACACTGGTGAAAAAGTTGAAATTCTTTATTTATGGGATGCTATCAGTGCAATAGTAAACAGTGTAATTATGGATATTCGTGCTAATAATCAGGCTGGGTATGATGTCTATACACAAAGTGATGTATTCGAGTTTGTACCCAAAAGAATAATGGAACTGCGTGGTAAAAATAATTATCCAACAGCACTTACTTATGCCTTCCCAGAAGGGTGGGGCGCAGTTCCTTACGATCCGGAAAATAAGATAGATTCATATAATGCACTGCAAAAATCGCTTGATAGCCGAAACAATGTTTATTTAAGTGCAGTGTATTTCAGCTCTAAGGGGTTATTAAGTCCAGACTCGGCACTCTTTAATGAGTATGCGCTCAAGATTATTGGTTCCGGTGCAGGAGTTTCGGGTGTGATGTTTGATAAATCCGTAATGCGGGGTTTCTCTCTTCATCAGATGCCTTTAAATGATGAAGACTTAGGCGATCCAGAGAAATACAGGTACACCGGTACAATCGAACGAAATATTCACCTTGAAAACTTTCAACTGGAGTCGGAAGGGTGGACAAAGCAAGGCCGTGGACTGTTCCTTTATTATACATCCATGCTTGTTACAAGAAATATAGTATGTCGTGGATGGAAGAAAGGGACGGATTTGTGGTGCTGGGCTTCGACCTTGCATTCACCAAGAAACCGAGACTGTGATATTGGGTTTTCTTATTGGACTGGCACCACGACGACGATTATTTCACCTTATAGCGGTGATTGCAGGTTAGGTTATTTAATTGGTGGGGATGAAGACACTATTTTTGGAGGCGCTGGATATCCTCCACACAGACCAATCACGTTAACATTTATCTCTCCTGCGGCGGATGCAATTACGCAAGATGCGTATTACATCAATGATACAGCTGGGACGGACTTTATCTCACCTTCAAATGAAGGTTCAACTCAGTCCATGTTCAACATTAGAAAGTCTAATGGACCAGTAAGTATTAAAACGGCGACACATGCAAGTTTACCTTTGTTCCCAATGTCGAAATATTTCATGAAGTTTGGACCAGGATTTAATACCCAAGTGTCTTTAGAAGGGTTCAGAGCAGAAAATATTTATTCAGATATGCTTTTCAATTCTGATGCTACAGGTAACCAGTTAAATGAATCTATATTGAGATTGGAAAACTTTGCTTATTACAGTACTGCACCAATTGGAAATCTAAAAGTAAGTTATCCGTCCAAGCTGCCTATAGCGATTGCTACTACAGAGCTAAGTCATATTGTGGAAGGAAATTGTTATATTGACATACCAAAAAGCTTGATTGGTTACGGCCGCGAGATAGGAGCTGTCAGTACTTTTGATGCGATTTTTACAATCAGTGAGTCTGGGACAACCTCAAAAACTTTTGTTAGCTGTGAGTTTATGTTTTTTAGTGGAGACGGAAAAAACATCTCTCAGGGGAAAATAAGTAACGTCATCTCATATAACTTCAAAGGAGACGGGACTGAAATGACCGTGCCAGTGATGAGTTCAGTAGTGAATGGCTACAATGACAATGTACGCGTGTTCTTTACCATTCCTGTTTTAAATTATCAGGGCAGTAAAATCGAAGCTACATTGACAATGACAAATCAACAAAATTGGCCTCTAAATTGGGTGAATTAGAGTTGAGGACATTAGTTTAAACATGATAACCCTAAACGGCACTCAAATCTCACTGAAGAACTTACGTATTAGCGTACGCCAACAGCTCGCCGGACAAGATATGTCCGGCCAGTCCTCATCGACTGACCAAGCCGAAACAGGCAATAAAGGCAAAGTGTTGTCTATCAGTGGCGTGATCCCATTCAACAAGAGTGAAACCCTAAGTAACCTTTTCACCATGGCAGGCGGTCAAGATAACAGTGCCCGCCAGATTTATCGCATCAGCAACAATACTGCCGCTGCACTAAAAATTCGCCAGGTTAAATTCCAAGGCACTATCCGAGCCGATGAACAAGAGAGCAACCGACAATGGAACGTGGCTTTTGAGTTGGTCGAGCACTTGTCCGTTCCTGAACGTGTTGAACAGCGTCAGGAAGATAAGCCAGCAACACAACAGCAAGTGCAAGGGGTGACTACTCCGGTAGAAACGGGGCAAAGTGAAGATGTCCCGCCGGATACAAGTGTCGAACTCACAGGCATCATGAAGTTTTTGAAATCACTAGACGAAATATTGTCATAGGGAGGAGTGATGGAACCAAACCATAAGTTTGTTTGCCGCGCCTATCTTGGCAGTCAGAAGGTTAAAGCAAAGAACCATCGCATTCTCTTTGATGTGAACACGCCTGGTCGCTGCTCGATTTCCGTTGAAGGTTCTCCAAAGGTAAATACCATCATTGCCGTAGATATTGGATGGGGTGACAGCATATCGCGGGTATTCCTTGGTTATATCGAACGGGTTCAAGCATCAGAAAAAGGGTGGTCAGAACTATTTTGTCGCGAGTTGGCGGCATTGTTGTTTAAGCCGTTAGATATCACGCTTCGCCACCCAACGTTAATGCAATTACTCAGCGATGTGACCAACAAAACCGGACTGCAATTTGTGGTACCGGAAGCGGCCTACAGTAAAACTTCTATCCCTTGCTTTTACAGTGATGGTAATGGTTATCGGGTGATGGACGAGCTGTCTCAAGCCTTCGGTATTGAAGACCTGTTTTGGCAACAGCAGGGTAACGGCCAAATCTATGTGGGCACTTGGAAGGATTCTTACTGGGCAGATAAGCCGGTGACTATTCCAGATAGCTTAATGACGGGACACACTACTGCCAAGTCAGTCAAAATACCCGCTAGCCCGAAGTTAAGACCGGGCGCCATCGTCAATGGATTGCGTTTGGTGGGCGTTGATTTTCAAGGAACAGAGGTGAAGCTGACATGGACGTAAATGCAATTAAGCGAATTATCTTTCGACTGTTTCCAGAACTGACCGGACGTTGGCACTTGCCACGTTGGGGTAAAGTGGTTGCGTTACCTGAGCTGCCAGAAGAGGGCGACATGTCTGATCGCTTTTATCCGCATTACGCGGTGGATGTTCAGTTGCTCGATGAAAAGGGAGTAGAGTTCAAAGACAAATCACCACTTCAGGCGGTACCACTACCAATACCAGGTGTTGGTGAATATGCAGGAAGACTTGAGCCGCCTGCAATTGGAAGCATTGTGGAAATAGGCTTTATGTTCGGTCAACCGGATAAGCCTTTTATTCGTTGTGTGCTGCCATTGGGATTCAAGTTACCAGCCATTAAGCAAGGCGAAAGCCGCTACCAACAACGCCAAGGTGTTTACCAGTTGGTAGACGAAGAAGGTAACTTTGAAAGCAAGACAGATAAAGACAACATCACCGAATGTTTAAACCAACGCATCAAAGTGTTGGAAGACAAAATAGAAGAAATCACAAACAACAAAACCACTACGGCAAAGAAAATCATAGAAGTCGCTGACCTCATCACTATGAATGGCGGGAAAGGTGTTGTGCAAGGTGACTGTATTTGTGCTTACACAGGCAAACCTCACTCTGATTTATCATCGACAGTTAAGGCAGGGAAATAACATGGCAATGAGTAAAGCTTCACTTAAACAGAAGTTGGAAAACGAACTCCAAGCACAAGGGTTCGTTCTTACAGGTGAATTCGCCATGGCTGGGAAGATGGCAGAAGCGATCGCCAATGCTGTGTATGATGAAATAACACAAAACGCCGAGGTACCTATCACGGTCGGTAGCTCTGAAGGACAGTACAAAATCATCTAGTTTTAAAAATGACCCGTTTCAGCTTTTACGTCATTAATTAAAGTAGATATCTATGTACCTCTAAACGCGAAGCATAAATTCGAAATTTCAGAACAACACCTTACTTAATATCATAAAATGTCTTTAGTTTTTTGTGAGCTAAATATGCCAGATAGAAGTAAGGTGATATCGTCAACAATAAAATAAAGTACCCAACCCACCCAATCGCAAAGCTATGCCAGTTAAAATATGCTGCGCCATTAAGCCATTCTAGTAGTATCAGTGGCAGACAAATTCCGGTAATAGTAACAATTACGGCAAGCTGTATAAAAAAGTGGCAAAGTTCTTGTACGCGCAAGTGATTTTTTAGGAAGTTGTACTCACTTAGCAATTTTGTTAATACAGGGATAACATTTGTCTGATAGGCCTCTGCAGTTTCAAAAAAATGAATTGCTCCATCGACATAGCTATAACTACTAGCCTTCGATCTGAATTTATTAAAACTTCGTTTTGTACCTTCAATCACATGTTCAGGTTCATCATCGGGTAGTATACTAAGATGATTGTGCAAATCCTGTTCTGCTTGCTCATTTTCTTGAGACTGTAGAATATCTGTGTATCTTTTAAATAGTTCAAGTATTGATAGTCGATTACCTCTCCAACACCAGCAAATAAAACTTATCCGACTACTTATTTCTTGCAGTTGTTCTATCGTAAATGAGAGCTTACTTTTCTCTCCATTAGGAGCATTGTGATTCCTAGTAAAAGGATAAGTATTGAAGAATTGATGAAATAGGAGATTCATTTCATCTCCAGCCAAAAGTATTTGTTCTTCTGTTGGTTCATTTTGTCTCACTTGTTCTATGCCATATACATCACTATGGTCTAAATGTAGAAACAAAGATTTGTTTTTATAAAGCATATCTTTTCCAGCACCATACCAATCTAATAAACCATCATCAGTCGATAGTTTACCTTTAAGCTTGCAACCTCTTGGCTTTGTATACTGTTCAGCTTCATCAAGAGCTTTGATTAACTTATCTTTGGTTTCTGTAATTTTCTGAAATGCCCAAACAGCGTACGCTGAAATTACCGCAGCTATTATGCCAATTATTGTTGCGTGTATAGACGGTAACAACTCCAAGATAGGTGAGTTCAT